GTCATCTGGTTTGTGTGTCCGAATCACATCTAGGCCCTGACCTGCGCAAACACGCGAGGTGTTGATCATGCCGAGTCAGGGCACCGTGGAGCGCGCGGTCAGGTCCGAGTTCCGGTCACTGGGCGTGAGCGTGCAGGCCGACGGCTGCGCTGCGCTGGCCTTGTCGCTGGCGCGTCATATCGACACGGCGCGCGGCGCGGTGGCCGCTGCCGCAGCGGCGGCCCAGTTGCGGGGCCTGCTCGCTGACCTGCGGCGCGCTGCGCAGGACCAGCCGGAACGGGACGTGATCGATGACCTCAACGCTCGCCGCGCCCAGCGTGCTGCTGGGTGATCAGCGCCCGCGGCTGTGGTCGGCTCCCGCGTCTGAGTCGTCGGAGGGGGACCGGGTCGCTGACCTGGCTAAGGCCGTCGGGCTCGACCTGGACGACTGGGAGCGGTGGGTCCTGGCGGAGGGCCTGGGCCGCGCCCGGGACGGGAAGTGGTCGGCGTTCGAGAAGGCGCTGATCGTGTCGCGGCAGAACGGGAAGGGCGCGATCCTGGAGGCGCTGGAGCTGGCGGCGCTGTTCCTCGACGATTTCGATGTTGAGCTGATCCTGCACAGCGCGCATGAGTTCAAGACGGCGTCGGAGGCGTTCCGGCGGGTTCAGGGGCGGATCGACAGGCATCCGTCGTTCCGGCGGCGGGTGCGGCAGGTGTACCTGCAGCGGGGCGCGGAGTCGATTGAGCTGCGGAACGGGAAGCGGCTGCGGTTCATCGCGCGGACGTCCGGGTCCGGTAAGGGCTTCTCGGCGGATCTGGTGATCCTGGACGAGGCGTTCGACCTGGGCGATCAGGAGATGGCGGCGCTGCTGCCGACGTTGTCGGCGCGGCCGAACCCGCAGGTCTGGTACACGTCGACGGCGGGGCTGCCGACGTCGGCTCAGCTGGGCCGGGTGCGTGAGCGGGGCCTGCGGTGTGACCCGTCACTGGCGTTTTTCGAGTGGTCGGTTGACCCGGATGCTTATGATCCGGCGGATCTGGCGGACTGGGCTCGGGCGAACCCGGGGATGGGGATCCGGATCACGCCGGAGTACATCGCGAAGGAACGCGCGGCGCTGGCACCTGATGAGTTTGCGCGTGAGCGGCTGGGCGTGGGGTCGTACCCGGTGACGGGCGGCGGCTGGGCGGTGGTCCCGGAGGCGGCGTGGCTGCTGCTGGCGGACGCGGAGAGCCAGTTGCCGGAGGCCGCCCCGGTGGCATTCGCTGCGGATGCGACGGCGGGCCAGTCGCATGGCGCGATCGCGGCCGCGGGCATCCGGCCTGACGGGCGGCTGCACGCCGAGGTGATCGAGCACGACAAGGGCACGGCGTGGATCCCTGGGCGGCTGGCTGAGCTGAACGCCGCGTGGGGGCCGTCGGCGGTGGTGATCGACCCGAAGCGCGGCGCGTCGTCGCGTATCGCGGCAGCGGAGAGCCTGGGCGTCGAGGTGACGCAGCCGACGGCGCGGGAGATGGCGCAGGCGTGCGGCGGTTTCTACGTGGCGGCGTGCGACTCGAAGCTGCTGGTGCACCTGGGCCAGGCGCCGCTTGATTTCGCGCTGGCGCGGGCGGTGAAGCGGGAGCTGGCGGATTCGTGGGCGTGGGACGCGCCGCGCGGGGTGGACATTTCCCCGCTGGTGGCCGTGACCCTGGCCGCGCGGGCTGCCGCCGCGGGCACGGCTCAATTCTTCGGATCCTGGCGTTAGGAGCACGCGATGGCGGTGACCCTCCCGGGCCGGGTCCCGGTTGACGAGATCACGGCCCGCGCCCGCCAGGCACGCCCCGGCCGCGCCATCCTGACCGCCATCGCCGCGATCCTGTTCGCGCTCGGCTGGCTGGCCGCGAGGACGCTGACGGGCCTGTGGCTGGCGCTGGCGTGGTCCGGTACCGCGGTGAAGGTCGGATGGCAGGCCGGGCGCCCTCCCCGCGGAGGGGGCGCGGTGAGCCGTGGGGCTGCTTGAGCGGATCTCCGCGGCCCGCGGCGGCGGCGAGGAGCGGTCCTCGATAGACCAGTGGATCACCGAGTACCTGCTGCCCGCCGGGTCGGTGAACCAGTTCACGTTCGGCGGCCACGTGTACGGCATGGGCAACCCGAACCTGACGTACGGGCAGTCGAAGGCGCGGGAGTTCACCAGCGACCTGCCGGGGCACACGGCGGCGGTGAAGGCGTGCCCGCCGGCGTTCGCCGCGGAGATGGTGCGGGCACTGGTCCTGAGCCAGGCGCGGTTCACGTTCCGGAACCGGGCATGGTCGAAGACGCCGCGGCGGACGTTCGGCACCCGTGACCTGGGCGTGCTGGAGCAGCCGTGGCCGAATGGCACCACCGGGGACCTGATCCGCAAGATGGAATGGCACGCGGGCCTCGCGGGGAACGCGTTCGTCACGAACTGGCAGCAGGCTAACCGGCTGCGGGTGCTGCGCCCCGACTGGACCGCGATCGTGTACGGGTCGCAGGCCGAGCCGGACGACCCGACCGGGGCACTCGACGGGGTAATCCTCGGCTACGTGTACCAGAACGGCGGGATGGCGCCCGGGAACCAGAACAAGATCGTGACGCTGCCGTTGTCGTCGGTGGCGCACTGGTCGCCGCTGCCGGATCCGCTGAACGCGGGGCTGGGGATGTCGTGGATCACCCCGGCTATCCGTGACATCCAGGGCGACATGCTCACCAGCCAGCACAAGGTGACGTACTTCAGTAACGGGGCGACGCCGAACCTGGTTGTCAAGGGCATCCCGGCCGTCACCAAGGAGCAGTTCGACGGCATCGTCGACATGATCGACGACCGGCACACCGGGATCGCGAACGCGTACAAGACCCTGTACCTGACTGCGGGCGCCGACGCGACCGTCGTGGGCTCGAACATGCAGGAACTTGACTTCCGCGGCGTCCAGGCGGGCGGCGAGACCCGGATCAGCTTCCTGTCGCGGGTCCCGGCGCCGCTGCTGGGCATCGGCGAGGGCCTGGCCGGGTCGTCGCTGAACGCGGGGAACTTCGCGGCGTCGCGGCGCATGTTCGGCGACTCGTGGATCTTCCCGACGCTGCAGGATCTGGCGTCGACCCTGGCGCCGCTGGTGAACGTCCCCGTCGATGCGGAGCTGTGGTTCGACACCGCGGACATGCCGATCCTGCGGGAGGACGCCCGGGACGCGGCGGACATCCAGCAGGTGAACGCGAACACGATCACGGCACTGGTGAAGGACGGGTTCAGCCCGGAGTCGGCGATCGCGGCGGTGACGGCGCAGGACATGACGCAGCTGGTCCACACCGGGCTCGTGTCGGTGCAGCTGCAGCCGCCGCGGACGGAGTTGCAGAAGGCGCAGACGATCCAGCTGGAGGCCCTCGCGGCGGAGCTGCTGATCCGCGGCGGGTACACGACGGACTCGGCGCGGGACGCGGTGACGAGCCAGGACCTGACGAAACTTGAGCCGGGTCCGCTCACGTCCCGGTACCTGATCGTGAACCCGCTGGAGGCGGGCGCGGAGCCCGGGGTGCCGCTGGGGTTCCCGAACGCTGAGGCGCTCGGGCTGCCGGCGCCCGCCGGCTACCCGGGTGGCGAGCCGGCCGCCGTGCCGCCGGGCCAGGAGGCCGAGCCGCCCGACCCGGGCACTATCGCGGGGTTCTCCGCGGACGCGCAGGCGCAGGACGAACCGGCCGGAGGCATGTGATGGCTGAACCTGAGGGGGTCACCTGGATGGACGGGTACCTGGCGGGCAGGTACGGCGACTCGCGGGCCGCTAACAAACCCTATGGTTCGGTTGAGTACGCCGATCCCAAGAACGGCAAGTACCCCATCGACACGAAGGCTCACGCCAAGGCCGCGCTCGCATATATCTCGATGCCGAAAAACGCGGCGAAGTATCCGCTGAACGGCGTCACGCTCTCCTCGGTGAAAGCCCGGATCAAGGCCGCGTGCAAGAAGTTCGGAGTCGATGTGAGCGAAGGTAACAGCGCCCCGGCCGGCGGCGAGTACCGCACCGTCCCGTTCAGCGTGGCAAACGTCGAGGCCAACGGCGACGGGCTCACGTTCGAGGGCTACGCCGCGGTGTACGACACCCCCACCCGGATCGCCGGGTGGGACGAGGACTTCGACGAGCAGATCGCGATGGGCGCATTCCGTGCCGTCGCAGGCGGTGCCTATCCGGTGCTGATGTTCGAGCACGGCCGGCACCCGCTGATCGGCACGATGCCGCTGGGGAAGATCACCGATGCCCGCGAGGACGCGACCGGGCTGTGGATCGAGGCCAGGCTGACCGACAACTGGCGGATTCAGCCGGTGCGGGACGCGGACGCC